TCAGCGATAGGATTGGGCGGGGTTCGCCGATGGGGATTCCGGCCTGCCGGTCTGCTCCTCCGGACAGGCCTCTCGGCAGCGTCGTACTGACGCGTCGAAATACTCCGGCACGGATTCGCAACCGATGAACCGTCGGCCATGTTTGAGCGCGGCGACACCAGTGGTTCCCGACCCCATGAACATGTCGAACACCGTTCCGCCAGGCGGGCAGACCTGGACGATGTCCTCCATCAGCGCGAGCGGCTTCTGGGTGATGTGGACCTTGCCGTTGCTGAGGGTCGAATGCCGCAACACACCGGGCAGATAAACCGGCGGTTCGCGGGTCGGCGTCGGCCCCTGGGTGGCCCAGAGCAGGTATTCAGCCTGGTTCTTGAACCCGTTTTTCATCGGCCGGGCCCCGTTGCCCTTGTCCCACGCCACGCAACCCCGCAGCGCCAGGCCGGACCCGTGGATGATCTCCTGAAGCTGCGGCTTGTTGCGCCAGTCGATGAACATGGCCAGCACGCCACCGTTCATCAACACACTGCGCGCAACGGCGCAGGCCGCCTTCATGAGTTCTTTCCAGGCTTCCGGGTGCAGCGAATCGCCATCGATGTCCGGCAGCGTCTTTTGATAAGACGCATCGGAGCTGACGTACTTGGTCTTGGATGACTTCAGGCGATCCTTGACCGTGAATCCGCCCGAACCGTAGGGCGGGTCGGTAATCACGGCCGCAACGCTGCCGGGGGTGATCAGCGAGGCAACCTCGCGAAAGTCATTTTGAAAGAGGCGGCACCGGCCATCGCTGAATTCAACCAAGCGGATCGAGTCGGCTATTGCCCGGCCGCAGGCGTGGCACACTTTGCTGGCTGGCTGGCTGGCTGGCTGGCTGGCTGGCTGGCTGGCTGGCTGGCTGGCTGGGGGATTGTCATGCATTAGGTCCTCGTCTTGGTCGTTGCGTGTCAGTTTCTGTGGTTTCTAGATCGGCCAGTCGCTGTCTTTGAATCACTCCAATAAGTCCTCGCCGGGCTGCCGTCGTCAGAAGTTCTCCCACAGTGGCAGCGCCGCACTGCGATCGGGCAAGAGCAGCAGGGACACCGCGCCCCAGGTCGTGGCGGCCGACGCGGTCAGGGTCCTGGTTCCCGTCGCCCCCGCCGATACGAGCTGCTGGTCCGCCATCAGGAGACTGCCGCCGCCTGCGTTGGCGACCAGCGTGTCGCCCATCCCGGCAGGCCAGGTGGAGGCTCCAACGCTGGCGGTCCCGCCCCACAGGCCGACCAGAAGATCGTCGCCTTCCCCCTCGCTCGGGGTAACGGAAGGCGCCGCCAGGGACGATGACGATCCGCCGGAGACTCCCGCCGACGCGTCGACCGGCGCTTCCGTATTCACCCCGCCGAAGGCACAGATCACCGCGTTGGCGGCATAGGACGGGAAACCGCCCGCCGAGAAGTTCAGGGTGTACGAGGCCGGCTCGCCGTCCGATGCCACCTTATAGAAAGCCGCAAGCTGCGACCGGCCGTTGGAGCCGAAGCCGACGCTGCCTGCCGGCACCGGTGTGAATCCCGACGGCGTGGCGATCGCGGCGCCGGATCCGAAAGTGCCGGCATCGAGCGCGACGGCCAGCAGGAGGAGATCGCCGGTGGCGATTCCGGCCGGCCTGGTGATCGACAGCGAAGCGCCGGTCGACGAGGCCGTCCCGGTGGCACTGACCTGAATGCCCATCAGGCGGCGCCCACCTTGGCCAGGGACTGGATCATGCTGGCGCCGTCCCAGTAGATCGACAGCAGCGATTCGCCGTTCGCCGCGGCATTGACGGACGGCGCCGTGGCCCGGCCGAGCCAGCGGGAGCCGGACAGGCCAGCCCAGGTCACAGCACGGCCGCCGGTGGCGTCCTGAATCAGGCGGATCACGTAATTACCGACCGGCGCGCCGGTGCTGGACACGGTCAGGGTCGTCGAAGCCGTCAGCTTGAGCTTCTGTTTCTGGCCGTTCACCAGGCTGAGGGTCTTGGCCGTGCCGCTGTTGCCATTGTCGTACTCGGCCTGAAAGCCCAGCGTCTTCACCCCGGAGATCGGATAGCCGGACAGCCCCAACGCACCCAGCAGGTTGCCGCCCCCGACCGGCAAGGCGCCGACCTGCGCCGCCGTGGTGTTGTGCGGGTTGGATACGTTGGAGGCATGCGCGGCGGCCGTGGCCAGTTGGGCGGCCTGCGAGGCCAGCGTGGCCGCGACCGCCGCCAGGGTCGTGGCCGGCGCGTCGTACCAGTTGGCGGCGCCGGTGATCGCCTTGAGGCGGTTCGCCAGGCGGCCGAGCCACTGGGTCAGGGTCCCGGTGTTGTTGACGGGCACCAGGGCCGGATCGGCGGTGCGATTGCCGATGTGGACGTCGGTCACTTGGTCCGGGGCATCGAGGATGCGATCCACCTGCACCTGTGATGCCAGCTCGACGATGTGGTCGATCTGGTATTGCAGGGTCTCGATCGCCGGCGCCAAGGCTTCGTTGATGCGGAGCAGGCCCTGGTCGGTGAGCAGGGTCACGGCCGCCTGCCAGGAGATCCGCACTTCCTCCAGGGCCGCGATCCGCAGGTCGATATCCTGAAGGATCGCATTGAAGGTGTCCTCGGACAGCGGCGTCACGCCATCCTTGAAGCGGTATCGGTCAAATCGGGTCGGCATGCTCGATCGCCTCCCGGTTGGACTTCACCACGTCCCCTTTTAGGATGATGTCCCAGCCCGGATACAGGACGACGCCATCCACCACGATCCTTTCCGCCAAGACCACGCGGTATTGGCCGTCGTCGTCGATGAGGGTGGGATCGATTGCGTTAACCGTTGTCTGCTTGGCCATGGTTTTCTCCTTACGCTGCCACGTCGATCCGCTCGACTACCGCGAACGGCTGGCTGGCGGCGTTGCGGGTGCCGCTCAGCTTGATTTCGTAGGCGGTCGAGGCGGGGATGGTGAAGGTGTAGCTGAAGCGCTTGGCGCCGTCCTCGTCGGTGATCACCGTGGTCGATGGCGCCACCTCGTTGCTGCCGCCGGTCACGATCCGGGGCGTCAAGGTATGGTTGGCGGCGTCCCAGTGCGCCACCAGCAGCTTGAGCGTCACCGAGGTGGTGGACGCCACGCTGCGGGCAGTGGACCAATGCACGAAGCTGGTGTCCGGCCGGCTCGCCTGGATCGCGTTGTTGGTCAGCACGAAGGCCGGCGCCAGGTCTGAAGTCCCGAGCAGCACCGCGCGCAGGTTGACCAGGTTCGGGCCGGTGGACAGCACCAGCGAAGGATCGCCCAGCGGGTACCAGGCACCCGAGCCGGAGGGCTGGATCTCGTAGCGCAGCTCGGTGCCTTCCGGCACCACGTGCTGCGCCGCGATGGCCAGGTCGGTCAGTCCGCCGGACAGCGACACCGACTGCAGCTGGACCTCGGTGCGGACACGGGCGAACTTGGCGCCGTAGACCGTGAACATCAGATCGCGGGTCAGGTCGCCGACGAAGTAGTCGCCGTCCGAGCCGTAGAACAGCGTGCCCTGGGTGTAGGCATTGCCGGAGACGGTCGCCACCCGGTGATCGCCCTGGGTGATCAGGACGATGGCATAGCGCTTGCCGCCTTCCAGCAGGACGTGCGGCACGTCGATCACGGTCTCGGACGGGTACGCCTTGAGGCTGGCCCGCGGCAGCGTGATCGAGGCCACCGTCTTTTCCAGATTGGGCTTTCCGCCGTCGGTTTCGCAGACGATGACCTGGACGTCGCCGTTGGCGCCGATTTGGGTGAAGAACAGGCCGAGCCGGGTCAGCCAAAGGGCATTGGCGACCAGGAACGACTGCGCCACCATCGCGCCGTTGTAACCGGTGGTCGTGACCTCGTCGACGTACTGGGTGGTCTCGTGCTGTTCGAAGTAGCCGTGCCAGGGGAGCGTCCACTGATACCTGGCGCCCAGCTTCGCCCAGACGTTGCGTGCGTACCAGCGGGTCAGGAAGTTGCCGTGCCAGCCGTACTTCTTCTGCCAGGAGACGATCTTCTGCTCCCGCACCGTGTGGGTCTGCACCTGGTACTGGCTGATCGACAGATCCCCCGCGTAACCCTGGGTCTGGATGCGGGCGGCGTGGGTGTAGGCCGGCAGCACCACGTTCTGGCCGGAGACGCTGACGCCGGCGTCGATCGGATTGAACAATGCCAGATTGGCCTGGATGGAGGCGGCGAAAGGGAACAGCAGGCCATGGTCGATCCGGGCCGCGTAGCCGACGTGCCCAGCGTTGCTCTTGGCGGTGTCGGCGAACGCATCGGACTGGTAGCTGCTGTAGCTGGAGGGCAGTTGCAGCCGCTCCTTGACGCTCGCCAGGTCCTGGGCGATCTCCACGAACATCGCGCGGTCGGCCTTGTCCGAAGACTTTTTCGCCAGCGCCGCCAGGTCCGTGGCGATCGAAGCGATCCGGGGCTCGGCCGCCGCCTTCCAGATCTCGATCCCGTCCAGGCGCCGCTCCTGGTCGTAGCCGTTCGGCAGCAGCGACTGGGTCTGCATCTCGATCCGCTCGATGCCGGCCGGCGTCAGGTAGACGTGGGCCACGGCCAGCGTACCGGTCTGGATCACCGGCGGCTGCGGATCCGCCGACTCCTGTCCGCTCAGCGGATTCACCTCGCATTTGCGGATCCGCTGCATGGCCACGGCCTGGGGTTCGGTGGCGCCGGTCTGAAGATCGACCAGGAAGTCGCGCGGTTCGACGCTGGTATCCACTTCCTGGCCCCACAGCACGACGGCGACGATCTTCTTCGCGACCAGGGGAATGTACTGGAACAGGTTGATCGAGACCGGCTGCTCGGCCACGTAGACCGCGCCGCCGTTGTAATAGCGGCCCGGCTGGACTTCGACTTCGGTGGCCGAGACCGCGCCGACCCCGAAGCCGGTGTAGTGCTTCTGGGCGCTGATCCCGTCGGCGACCACGTGATCGAGGGAGTCGCGCGCATAGGCCTGCAGGGCATTCGGGTCGGCCGCCTGGAACTCCTGGCGGTCGCGGAAGATGACGGTTTTTTCCATGGGGGGCCTCGTGGGTCAAACGGTGATGAACTGTCCGGACAGGATCTCGCCGCTACGCACCGCGTAGCCGGCCCGCACCTGCTTGCGGGTATGGGTGTCCAGCCACACCCGGTCGCGGAAGGCGCTGGCGAGCGCCATGGCCTCGCGCCCACGCTCCAGCCGGGACACACTGGCCGGCGCCCAGTACCCCGTAGCAAAACGACCGATCAAACGGGGCGGGCGGCGCGCCGGCATGGAGACGGCAAGCTCCGCCGTGTAGGCCGGCATCCCCAGCTTCATGGCGCCGACGTGGGTCGAACGGCCACGGCGCGGCACGGGAACGGCCGGATCGAACAGATGGAAGCGGCGGTACAGCCGGTCGCGGGCGCCGTTGTCGGCCAAGTGTCCGGCGACGAAACGGCCCAGCATCGCGCCGTGCTCGATGCCTTGTTCGGCGATGGTCGTGTAGCGGATGTCGATCGGGTCCAATCCCGGCCGCACCGCGTGGGTGTGCACGGACTCGTCGAAATCGAGGTAAGGCGTGGACAGGCGCACGTTGAACAAACGGCCGCCTCCGTCCTGCCGGACCAGGTAGGAACGGGGTACGAGCCGGCCGGGATAGGTTCCCAGGCCCGCCGCGCCCGGCTTCCGGATCGCCAGCGACAGTTCCGCCTCGGCGCCGGCACGCTGGATTTCCCGCACCAGTGTCGTCACCGGTGTTTCAACTCCGTTGCTCTTCGAGTCAGCTCCGCTGCTCTTCGAGTCGTTCCCCGACCTGTGCCAAAGGAAGGCGCGCCAGCCGAGCCGGAGGATCGCGTCGGTGACGACCGGATAGTGGCGGCCTTTCACGAATGCCGCGCTGCAGTACCAGCCCGACCCGATCCGCACGCCGCGCGTCCGGTAGCGGTAGAGGCGCAGCTGGGGATAGCCGGAAAGGAACGCGTCGCGCTCGGCGCGGGTCAGCGCTGGCGCCAGATAGGTCTTCGCCGGCGGCGTGATGGCGCGCAGGATCGACAGCCCCACCCGCGAACCGGCCCAGGTCAGACCGGCCAGCGTGCCCTTGAGGCGGTGATAGGCGATCGCCGACTTGATCAGCGCACGCCGTTCGGTATCCGTGGAAACGGTATCCCAGCCTTCGAGTCCCATGACGTGGAACTGGTCGGCCAGGTGTGGCAGGGCCGACGGGTGTACCTGGTCGACCAGGTACACCAGGAGCGCCGACTGATCCAGCCGGGAGATGCGCTCGATCAGCGCGTCCAGGGCCAGGCCGCGTGCGTCGCGGAGTGAGGGCTGCAGCAGCTCAGCCATCGGCTTTGCCTGATGCTGACCCAGCAGGGCGGCGAGCATTTAATACTCCGTGATCCGGGCGCGGCCCAGATCAGCCAGGCCCGACAGCATCGACCATTGACCGGTCAGCCGCCCGCCATATCCCGCCGGCACCTGCCAAACCTCGAACGGCCCCAGACACACGGTAAAGGCGGATGCCGACGCGAACCCGCCACACTTGACGTACAAGCGCTCGACCGATTCGTTAAAGATCAACGCCCCGCGCCGGCCAGGGTTTGCCGGCAGCAACGTCGTCGTATGGACCGAATGCTCCACCACGGTCGCCGCTGCATCGCCCCCGCTCAATGGTACCGGCACAGGCCGCACCACCAACCCTGGATCACTTGCCGCCGGCGCTCCATCACGAACTGCCGCGGCCATGCCGGTATCCGGATCAGCCACCCCCACCGACTCCGAAAATCCCAACTGACCGCCCGCGCTGGGCACCGCCCATCCTGCGAGCCAGTCTTCGCCGTTTGGAATCTTTACCCTCTGCTGAGTCATACGAACCCCTGCGTCTCGCCAACGCCTTCAAAAATTACGCTCACCTCCTCGCAATCCGGCCACTCATGCGCCTTCAGCACCCGGTAACCGGGCGCGTCCAGCTCCACGCGATAGACCCCCGGCACCTTCTGCGCCCGTTCGATCCATTGCGAAGGCACCAGGTCGCGGCCCAGCGTCGACCGCAGTTCGGCGGCGAATCCTTCCAGGCTGGCGCGAACCCCGGCCACGACGGCGGCTTCCGACACGGCGCCGAAGGCGCGCACCCGCGCCGAGACTGCAAACGGCGCCCGGCTGGGCGGGAGCACCGTGACCCAGTCGGTCAAGGGACGAACCTTGTCCTGGCTCAGGACCGCCCGCACCGCATCCAGCAGGGCTGGGTCCGGCAGGCCGGAAGCCGTCAGGGGATACACGTTCACGCGGCCCGGCGCCGGCGAGGTGATCCCGACGTCGACGATCGCCTGGCTTACCGACAGCACGTGCCAGCGGTAGGCCAACGCGGGACCGGCCGCGGCGAAACGCTCCGGCGCCAGCTTGATGCGCATCCGCAATCGCTCGTCGTCCTCGGCCGCGAGCCCGCCGTAGCTCGTCCCGAGGTTGGTGACGGATAGCCCGTTGGCCGGCACGTCGATCAGATCCCGGATCCCGCCCGGCAGGATGCCGTTGGCGGACGGTCCGGCACCGGCCGCAGTGGCGTTCACCTCCACGGCAATCGCCCCGGCGGGAATCGTCACCTCGGTGTCGGTGGCGAATTCGGCTACGCGGCTCCTCGAGTCGGTGCCGCCGGCGGCCACGCGGGTGCCTTTGGGGATGACGACGGACGTTGCAGCGGGACGCTCCAGACTGAACCGCAGCACGGTGCGGGCCGATTGCGCCGGCAGCCGGGTCACCCCGACCAGCTCGCCCAGGTAATCCAGCATCGGCGCGCGGCTGAAGTGGACCAGGTTGAGCTTGGCCGCTTCCTGGATGCCGATCCGCGCCAGGGTCTCGCGGTAGGCGATGAGATCGATCAGGAGCCGCTCGACCTGGGCCGGGTAAAGCGTCTTTCCGGTCATCTGTTCCCAGCCGGCGATCAGCGCCTGGGTCACGGCTTGGCCGTCGCGGTCGATGAAATCGGGCTCGGGCAGGCTCACAAGGTCACCTCGGTGGTCCGGGTCTGGGAGTCGCCTCCGCTGCTCTTCGAGTCGACGCCGCGGAAGCGCCAGGTGATGGCGAGCGTCACCTGGGCCAGGCCGAAGCTGGGCCGGATCGAAATCAGTTCGATCCGCGGCTCCCACAGCAGGATGGCATCGGCGATTTCGGCGATGAGATACGGCGTGGCCTCGATCTCCGGCCGGTCGACGTACTGCAGGATGTCCGCGCCGAATTCGGGCCGGTGAGGGTCCGAGCCCTTCGGCGTGGTCAGAATGATGCGGATGGCCTGGTCGATGTCGGCCGCATCCTGCACGATGTCGCCGGGCTGGCCGAGCCGGGGCTGCCAGTTGACCGAGGCGATTGTGCCGATTACGGACGTCATCGCGCCGCCTCCAGGGCTTCCACCCGTGCCTCCAATTCCCGGATCGCGGCGAGGGCCAGCACGGCCAGGCGTCCGTAATCGATGCTCAAGCTGGCGCCGTCGGGGCCGTTCGCCCCGTCGGTCACGGGATAGACCACTTCCGGCAGCACCTCCCGCGCATCCTCGGCGATGAGACCGAGCTCGATCCGCCCCTGCGGGCCATCGGCTTCGAGGCGGTACCGGATCGGCTGCAGGGCGCGGACCCGCTCCAGCGCATGCCTCACCTCGCCCAGGACTCGCTTGAGGCGCCGATTGGACGACACGGTGAACGCGCTGGCGTAACAAGGCGCGTAGGCCAGGGAGGTATTGCGGACGTGGAACCCGCCCCCGACCGGCACCCGGACCCCGCCGTCGGTCGACGTCATGGCATAGCTGCCGGGGGAGTTGGCGAACCGGTACCCCACGTCCTGGGTCGCCTGGAAAAAGTCGGCATTGAACTGATTCGCCGCGTCGCCGTAGGTCGCTGCGGCGCCGACCTGGGCGGCGGTCGGATAGGGGTGACGGTGATCGCTGCGGGCGACCGTCGTCGCCGCGCCTGCCGACTGGGTGGCTGCCAGGGCTTGTGCCGAGCTCCCGAAGCCGGTGATGGCATTGGCGGGATGCGTGGTCGCCATCGCGCCGACCTGGGCAGCGGTGGGGAAAGGATGGACGTGGTCCGAACGCGCGACCGTACTTGCCGACCCCGCTGAACCGCTCGCGGCAAGGGCCTGCGCCGACGCGCCGAACCCCGTGATGGCATTGGCGGGATGCGTGGTCGCCATCGCGCCGACCTGGGCTGCGGTGGGAAAAGGATGGACGTGGTCTTCCCTTGCGATCTTGTACGAAACGCCGGGGGACGCCGCGGCCGCCAGCGGCGAAGCGCTGACGCCGAAGCCCTCGAGGACGCTGGCGAAGTGCGTGTCCGGGATGGCCCCGATCTGCACGGCATTCGGGAAGGGGTGCACGTGATCCGAGCGGGCGACGGTCGAGGCCGATCCGGCAGACTGGGCTGGCCCAAGACCGTAGACGAAGTTCCCGAAGCCGCTGATCGCATTGGCGGGGTGCGTGATCGCCATGGCGCCCACCTGGGCGGCGGTGGTGGCGTGCGGGTTGTTGGCGGCATCCACGTGCGCCTTGGCGGCCGCCAGCGTGATGTCGGGCGCGGCCGTGGCCGAGGCTTTCCCGGTCACGGCCTTGAGCGCCGCCGCGGTATCATGCAGGGAGATGGCCGGCGGCGCCGTCGATGCGGCTTCGCCGAGTACCGCCTTCAAGGCGGCATCCGCCTGGTGCAGGTCGATGTCCGGCGCGGCGAACTGATCCGCTTTGCCCAGCAATGCCTTGATCTGGCCGGTCACCTGTTCCAGATGCATCGACGGCGCGTCCAGCCAGCCGGGTTTGCCGGTCACGGCCGGGAGCATGGCCTTGGCGTTGGCGATGAACTGCTTCAGGCTGGCCATCAGAGGTCGATGTCCCCGTCGACGTTGACGAGACCGGTCAAATCGATCGCCGGGGCGGCGACGCTAACGCGGGTCCCGCTGATGCTGGCGGTCTGGGTGTCGGCGGTGAGCGTCGATGCCGTCACGGCGACCGTGTCCGCTTCGACCTGGGCGGTCCCGGCCTGCACGTTCACTGTGTGGGCCTCGACGGTCACGCTCTGCGCCTTCAGCAGCACCGTCCCTTGCATGTGCGTCAGGTCGATCAGCAGCTGATGGGAGTCCTTGCGGTAGTACAGGATGGAGCCGTCCTCGAACCAGACGCCGTACCACTTTTCGTCGACGCCTTCCGGCACCGGATCCGGGCCGCTGTAGATCGCCCCGATCACGGTACCGTCCTCCAGGTGCTCGTCCATGATGCAGGCCACCTGTTCCCCCACCTCGGGCATCCAGAACGCCTTGTCCTTCAGGCTCTTCTGGCAGGACACGCTGAGCCAGTGCGACACCAGGCCGTCCTGGTCGGGGAACTTCGCCTTGAGCCGCGACTTCGCCGGGTCGATGGCGGTGACCAGCCCATAGCGCAGATGGGCGATCTTAGGATTGGACACGGGACGCCTCACTCATCACAGTAACGCCCCTCTATGGGCTCTCCAGGGAGTGGATTGCAACGACACGGTAGACCTCCGCTTCTGAGGCATAGCCGCCGCTGCGATCCAGCCGGTGGGTCGAAGTGGTGACGTGATACTTGCCGTCGAGCTTGAACAAGCCGGTCAGATCGAGATTGATCCCGGCCACCAGCCGGGTGTCACCGACCAGGCCGAGGGTGCCGGACAACTGTTTCTTGTCGGCCTGGTGCAGATGGGAGGACGCCTTGCGCTTGGCGATGCCGCGGTGCTTGGCGCGCTTCAACAGCGCATGGGTATCCCCGGTCTTGATGTTGCCCTTCTCGTCCCAGTCGTAGACCAGGGCTTTCTGGTCGGGGTCGTGGTGGCTGACCTTGCCGTCGGGATAGGTGGCTTCCGATTTCTCCGAGAGGGTGCAGTGTTTGAGCTGCCGGCGATGCAGGCTGAACGCGGACGGCGCCGCCTCGAGCGTCGCGATCGAATGGAAGTCCAGCGCATCGCCGCGCACGGCGAAGGCATAGCCGTAGTCTTCCGCCAGCCGGGTGAGGAAGGCCAGGTCCTTCTCATGATTCTGGGTCACGCGATCCAGCGCGATGCCCTCGATGTCGCCGCGCACGGTCAAGCCGTTGCGGGCCGCCACCTGTTGCACGATCGCGCGGAGCGAGGTGTCGTCGTAACCGTAGGATCGAGGCGTCCGCAGCTTGGGTGTGATCACCGTGGCCAGCGCCTTGATGCGCACGGTGTCCGGCATGACGTCGAATTCGATCTCGTCCAGCTCGAAGTCGCCACAATCGAGCCGTCGGCCGTCGGCATAGCCGATCGAGACGGACAGGCGCGCGGAGATGTCCGGATACCATTCGTTTTTCCAGCGCTGCTCGCGATCCTCGATCTTGAGTTCGACGCTGTCCGATTCGCCGTGCTCGTGATCGGTGTAGATCAGCTCGGTCACCAGACCCGAGATGTCCGCCGTGATGTTCACGTTGTCGTAGATGACCGAATAGACTGGGTCCTCGACCGGCGTTTCAACTCCGTTGCTCTTCGAGTCCAGGCGGGGGGTCATGCCACGCCTCCCGCCGGAACGCCGCGCTTCCACGGAGGCAGGCTTTCCACCGAGGGCGTGCTGTCCGACTTCGCGAGCACCGGTACCGCCAGCGTCAAACCCGAGGGCAGCACGGGAACGATCGGGACGTGTGGATTAGCGACGACCAGCGGCTCGTAGCGGAACGGATCGCCATAGAAGCGGTAGGCCAGCCCGTCCCAGCGGTCGCCTTCCTGTGTGATGTAGGACAGGTAGGTGGTCATCGGATCAATCCGGGAACGGGCTGGCGGGTGAAGGTATCGTATTTGGCCGCAAGCTCCTTGAGCCGGACCTGGCTGGCCGTCGGCCCGAAGGAGGGATCCTTGAGCTGCCGGGCCGGTGCGTTCTCGGCGATCGCTTCAGCCTGCGCCCGGGCGTTGGCGTTCAGGCTGCCGGCCAGCGACGAGGACGTGGGCTCGGCCCATTCCTTGAGCTGGATGCGTACCTGCATCAGGTAGACGTTTCCGAACCGGTCGGTCCGCTCCAGCGTGCGCTGGAGCTCCTCGATGACGAACCGGCCTTCGTAGGTGCCGTTGGCGAAGAACATCGCAAGCGCGTTGTGGCGCGAGGCCGCTGTTTTCAGCTTCTCGAACTCGGCCCTCGGGTCGCAGAAGCGCGCATGCAATTGCGCCGACAGCGCCCGCGTTTCCAGCTGATCGCCGGTCCATTGCAGATGGCTCTTGCCTTCGATGATGTCGTGGCTGGCGTAGGCATAGCCGTATCCCGCCTCGAATCCGCCGAGCCAGGTGATCAGATCGAGCTGTACGTTGCCCAGTTGCAGGTAGCTCATGCCTAACCCTGTAAATCCAGGAGTCAGGGTAAGCCGTCCGAGGGGCCGAGTCGCTTAAACCGGATTAAAACAACCCGGCGGAAGCGGCTTCTGTGGGAGCGACTATGCCGCGATCATCACGCAGCCACTCCCGCACCGTTTCAGCTACGCTGCTCTTCGAGTCCTCACCGGTAGCCCGTCCTCGCCCTGGCATGGCTGGCCTGCGCAGCCACGCGTTCGAAGTCGCGCAGCGACAACTCGAGCGCTTCGGTGACGGCTGCCTTGGCCTTGCCGGCATCCTCCGCGCCGCTGACGTGGATCGTCGGGTTGAAGTGGATCACCACCTGTTCACCGCTGCGCCCCTGGGGCTGGTGCACGGAGCGGAAGGTGCGAGCGTGTCCGTCCGCGCCACTGGCGACATCGCTGCCCTGACGGACTCGAAGAGCGGCGTCGCCGAATTTACGCCCCAAGAGACGCGCAGGGGTGTCGGTGGTCGCGGCGGGCGATTCAACTCCATTGCCCTTCGAGTCGGCGCCGTTGCCCTTCGAGTCGGGTTTGGCGAACGGCAATACACGCCCCAGCTCCCGGCCCAGGCCGGCATCGAGGGATACCGGCGCCAGTCCGCTGCGCTCCGGGCCTGTCGAAGAACCGAGTTCGGTGTGGACCCGAATGACAGGCGGCTGGGGAAACCGCACCAGCTTGCCAAGGGTCTCCGCCACGGCGTCTTTCTGCCCGGTCACGCCCTCAATCAATCCCTGTCCGATGTCGGCGCCGTAGCCGGCGAATACGCGCGAAGGCGAATGAATCCCCAGCGCGCTCTTGAAGGTGTCCTTGATGCCGGAAGCAATGCTCGACAACCCTGCCTTGACCGACTCCCATTTGGCCATGATGCCGGACCTCAGTCCTTCCAGCAGATTCGAGCCGATGGCTTTGAAAACGTCTGGCAGCGTCTTGAACCAGCTCAGCGCCCGGCCAAAGATGCCCTTGACCTGATCCCACAAAGGCGCGAACCTGGCTTTCAATGCATCCCAGTTTTTCCAGATCAGGAACGCCGCTCCGGCGATGATGGCAACGGCTGCGCCAATGGGCGTGAACAGCAGTGCGCGGCCGAGGAACATGACGGCCTGAGCCGCCAGCTTGAGACCGGAAATCAATGCGCCACCAAGAATCCGTCCGAGCTCTAGCGCGGCCAGCCAGGCCAACCGAAGGCCGGCGAGAGCTGAGCCGATCAGAATGCGACCGAGCCCCGCCGCAGCCGTACTTGCCAAACGAAGGCCAGAAAGCAAGGCCCCGGCGGAGAAACGTCCGAGTTCCAGCGCCGCCACGCCCGCCAGTCGAAGGCCGGCAAGGAAGGAACCGATCAGGATACGACCAAATCCAGCCGCGGCCGCGCCGGCCAAACGAAGGCCAGAAAGCAAGGGGCTGGCAATGCTGCGTCCAAACCCCAGCGTTGCAGCGCCTGCGAGTCGAAAGCCGGAAAGCAAAATCCCGCCCAGGGCGCGACCGGCGCCCAGCGCCGCCGAACCTGCGGCGCTCAAAGCCCCGCCGGCTCGAGCCAGCGGCCCGAACTGCAAAGCGGTCTTGAGCAGTGTCCATTTACCCAATACCAATTGAGTCGCCGTAGCCAACGCATTGAAGGGCGACACCAGCAGGTTGACGGCATATCTCACCGCCAAAACGGCAAGCTTCCCACCCAGCAAGCCGGCGGTTAACCCGACCACACCCCGAATCACGCCCGGATGTGCCGAGGCGAACTGCCCGAATTCCCGGATGACGGGACGGACGGTCTGCAACAGATCCGTGAGCGGCGGCAGCAGGGCTTCGCCGACCACCAGGCCAACCTCACTCATCCCAATACGGAAGGCTTTCAGGCTTTCATTGAAACCCTGGGTGCGCTTTTGGAAGTCGGCGCCTATCAAGTCCTGATTCGCCGCGCCGAGCGCGCCTTGCTTGATGTCCTTGTACTCGGCCCGGTTCGCCAGCATCGGGCGGATGAAGGACATCGCCTGCATGTCCTGGAACAATTCACCCAGCCTGAACGAACCGGACAACGCCTGGAGGGCCTCGGCACGTTTCTGCGCGTCTTCCAGGGACAGAGCCTGCTTGAATGCCGCGGCCGCCTGCGGGCCTTTGCTGCCGATATAGGCGGTGATGGTATCCATCATCGCCTCCATGGGACTGATGCCGCGCTTGGCGGCATTCTTCAAGCTGCTCTGCAGATCGATACCGGCCTTGTCGAAGTCCTTCAACGTGTCCGGCGAGGTCAGTTTCGCCAGAAAATTGCGGAAGTTGTTGGCGGCTTCGTCGTTGGTGCCCGCACCCTTCCGGGCGATCTGTAGTGCCGCACCGATCTCGGCCACGGCTTCCTTGCCCGTCACGCCCAGGGTCTGGAACATCGGCGCCAGCGCCGGCAGCCATTTGGCGGAATCGCGGATCTCGAACTGCCCGCGCTTGCCAGCGTAGGCCAGCATGTTGAGCGCCGACTCGGATTGGTCCGCGGAAACCTTGAGATTGTTGTCGAATGCCAGCAGCACGCTGCCAAGATCGGCCATGCTGGCCCGCGTCGCCGTGGCCGCTTTCGCAAGGACCGGCGTATACCGGTCCAGCGCCTGGGCATCCTGGACACCTCCGGCCACCAGCACCCCGATGCCGGAAGCGATCTCGGCCTGGGTCTGGTTCCACTTCAGGGCGCTCTCACGCACCGCGGCGCCCAAGCGGTTTTCCTGCGCGGTCGTGAACTCGCCGGTGATGGCGATATCGCGGAGCTGGTCCTGGAAATTGCCCGCCAGCCGGACGGACGCCACGACCGGCGCGCCCAGCGCCGCGCCGGTTCCGACGGTTTCCAACGCCTGCCCCCGCAAATCGGCGCGCTCCTGTTTGAGCGCGGCTCCGCGCGCCAGACTGGCGGTCAGCGCCTCCTGTCGCCGTCGTATCTCGTCGATCAGACGCCCCAGCCGTTCGTAGTCGCGATGAAGCGGCGCCAGGGATTCTTGCGCCAGCCTGCCGGACTTCTGAATCGTGGCGCCCAGCGTCTTCTGCTTGTCAGTCAGGTCGCGCACGCTGGCGCCCAGCGTGTCGATGGTCTTCTTGGCATTGCCGAAGGCGGCGGTAAAGGCGCTTGACAGCGCCGCCCCGATCACGATCCCGAAGGCAAGCTCTTTAGCCATGTGTTAACCTTGCTTCGCCCGGCGTACAGCCGAGAGTGGATTGAAACGTGAACCCGCCGAATCCCTTTGCCGCGCTTGCCGAAAGGATTGAGAACATCGAACAACGCGCCCCTTGGATTGCGTATTTCGCACTCTTTGGAGCCGTTGTCGCGTTCTGGGTTGCGGGCAAGTCCATCATCGCCGCGGTGTTGTTGGCGCTGCTGCTTTCCTGGCTGATCGGCTATTTGATGGCCGGCGCCCTGTTCGTCTTGTGGGTCATCCTGCGGCTGTTCGACGGCATTACGCGCCTGCTGGTCCGGCCTCCAGCCTGATCTGCTGGTTCGCCAGATCCCACCAGGTCAGGAAATCCTCCAGCTCCAGCGCATCGATCTCACTGGGCTGGAACCGGAACCACCGGGCCAGCAGCGCCATCCCCTTCCACAGCTCCGCCGTCCGGATCAGAGAACCGGCGAAAGCTGTCCTGCAGGCGCCTGTAGTCCGCCAGCCCCAGTTCATCCAGGTCCTCTGGCACGACCCCGACCAGGGACGCGATCAACGCCACTTCGACGTCGGCATCCGAACCGCCGAAACGCTGGGCCGCCTTCAGGTCCTTGACCTTGGGCGCCCGCATGGTCAGCTCCGTCAGGGTGCGGCCATCGCCGGTCTTCAAGGGTTCGTGAAGCTTGATCTTGTTCATGGTTCGATCCTTTTTTGCAATGCGTCGGGGGGTAACGATCCGCTAGTCCACGAGCTGGCCGACCAGCTTCGCCGCAAGCGCCTTGATGACCTCGAACGACAAGGCGAGCCCGCGGTCTTTCGCCTCGGCTTTGACTCGCGACCAGAGCGTGCGACTGCGCAAGGTCGCCAGGAATTGATGTCCGCTCCAAGTCAACCGCGTCAGAAACAGGGGGGATCGGCCCTGGGGGTAACCGTCGGCCAGTCCGGCCTCGCACAACAGCCGAAAGTGCTCGATCGCCACTTCTTCGGCCACGCCGGGGAAGGCGCCCGGCGCCACCCTATCTTTTTCGTCCCCGAGCGCTTCGGCAGCCTCCAGCACAGACCGCGCCAAATTCCAGTCCAGACGCATATCAACCCCCGATGTTGGCGCGGTAGTTGGCCAGCATGTCCTGCCCGTTGACCTTGTAGATGTTGGCCAGGGCGTCGAACTCGAACACCTCGGCGCCGTCGACGACGAGCTTGGCGTAATGCACGGCCATTTCGTTGGTCTGCTCGACGTTCTTGTGCTGCTTGTAGTTGCCCATCGGGATCGACTTGAACTGTCCGATCAGGTGCGCCACCACCGGCGTTTCGGCGATCCGGCCGGCAGTCGCATACGTTTCCAGCGAGCCGCGCACCTGGACGGCCACCGACTTGAACGGATTCGCCGCTTTGGCCATGACCTCCTTGTAGAAGGACGACCACTTGAACTTGGCGGTCATCTTCTCGATGCCGGACCAGGCCTCCAGGGTGCCGACCATCCCCAGCGCCATGTGCTCCTCCATCTTGTGCTTGATGTCCGGCAGCTCGACCTCCTCGGCCCGGCCGAGGAAGGATGCGCCGTCGAGGTAGACGTTGGCGTTGGTGAGCCTGTTGATTTCTATCTTTGCCATATACTTGTCCTCACACTCCTGAACGCGAGACTTCGATGACGCCTGATCTTTACGCCAAACTGGCCCTGCAAATCGCGCATACCACGGCTACCCTGGAAACGCTCGTTCAAGACGTCCTGGATGTTCGGGCGAGACTGATCCGCCAAGCTTCGCCAGAGCGAGATCTAGAACTGCTGCTAGCCGAGCTTCGCACGGAGTTCGACCAGTCCCGGCAGGAAAACATGCGCGCTTTCGTGACATTTTTGCAGTCAGCGCCTGAAACCGGTTCAGATTCCTGAGCCATACCTCATCCATCAGCCGTTACCTCCCAACTGCGACAGCAGGTTGATGTCGATGAAGCTCTCGAAGCTCACCCGCTCCAGCGGGGGCGGCGGCATGAACGTGATGTCGAAGGTCAGGTGCCCGAGGGCGATCTCGGTCACCGGGTTCTTGGCCTTGTCATAGCCGCAGTGGCCGTCGATCAACGCCCCGCGCATCACCAGGGTGCGCAGGAACAGGTTCACGCTCTCGGTGATGGCGTCGATCAGGGCATCGGTGATCGGCTGATCCAGGAATTGCAGCATCGAATACTCGATGCTTTCGTGGATCACGTCGGCGGTGCGGCGGATGTTGATGAAGTTGCGCGGATGCGTGTTCGACGGCCAGGCTGCCGAGCGGTTGCCCCAGGTGCGGATCCCCGATCCGAACGCGTTGAACACCGTGATGATGCCGGCCTCGTTCAGCAGATTGGTTTCCGAGGCCGGATCGTTGATCATCGCCGTCAACGGCAGCTCGAGGCCGACGATCCCCTTGATCTCCTGGTTCGACGCACTCCACCAGTAACCCTTGTCCTGGTCGGTCGCGGCGATCCTCCCCGCCAGGCGCGGCGACATCGGCTCCAGGATTTCGGCGCCGGAGGCGCTGTCGTACACCTTCAGATGCGGATAGCACAGGCCCAGCCGGTCCGAGCTGTAATTGAAGTTGATGGCGCCGGCGGGGCCGCGCCCCGTTAGCGCCTGCTGCACCGTGGTGCCGATCGGCGCATCCACTAACGCGATGGCGCGCAGCTTCCCCGCCAAGACGTTGAGTTCGGTCGCGACGGCGTTCACGGTCGAGAATCCGGGCGCGATCAGGATCTTCGGGAAGAATCCCAGTTCCTGGTAGGCATTGAGCCACGCCTGCATGCCGGTCCGGTTGCCCGCGCCATCGACCGCGCCGATGATGTCGCTGTTCACGGCCTTGGAGGGGTCCAGCCAGGAATAGCTCACTTTCACCGACTGGCCGCTGGCGATGGCGCCGCCGGCCTTGCGTGTGATCGTGCCGTTGGCGGCATCCAGGGTGTAATCGGTGTTGAGCACATAGGTCGGCGTGCCGGCGGTGTGCTTGACCACCACGTTCGATACCTGGGGATGCGCCAGCGTCAGCTTGCCGGTCGCGGCATCGAAGGTCTTCGCCTCGTCCGCCACGGCGGTGGTGTCGCTCGCCGGATCGAGCACGTTCACCACCACGCAGATCGGGCCGTTGCCCTGGTCGAAGATGGCGTTGAGCGCGCTCGGAATGGTGAAGCCGGCACGGTTCTGGCCGAAGTACCGGGCGGCATCGCGATCGTTGGCGACCAGCCGGATACGGTTCAACGAGCGATCGGCCGGATCCACGTCCAGCATCGGCGCGGTGCCGACCAGCCCGATCACGGCCGTTTTCACACCCCGGATCGGGCGCGGCCCCTTGTCCAGCTCGATGGTTTCGACGCCGTGTAGAAAATTGGCGGGCATGTTCTATCACTCCTGGGGGGGCGCGTCGGCGCCCTTGGGTTTGCGGTTGGAGGCGATGGCCGTCAGGAAACCCTTGGCCACCAGGACCCCTACATAGTCGTTGTCTTCCGGCAGCTCGACCTCGGCGCCCGGGTGCAGGTTGACATCAAGGCCCCCCGGCAGCGTGACGCTGCTCACCGGGCCGTCGTAGCGGTATCGTGTCATTGCGCATACTCCTCGTAAGTCGTGCTCCCGTCCGGCTGACGGACCGTCTCGGCCCGCTCATAGCCGTCCAACGTGGTGACATGTTTCAAGAGCGGTCCGTCCTCCTCGCAGCCGTCCTCGATCGCCAGGGTCGGGGCGCAGAAGTCGACCGCGTAGCGCCACTCCCCGCCGTGCTCCTCCAGGAACGCATCGCGGAGCGGGTAAACTTTGCCGAACCCCGCCGGCTTGAACCCGGTCAACACCCGCCGCGCCCGCTCCAGATAGGCGTAGAGCCCGTCCTGCCCGTTGAGCGCCCGGAACAGGAAGGTGATCTCGACCGCCAGGAGGCGCTCCTGGACCACCGCATCCGTGTCCATCAGCGCGCCGTAGTGGCTGCCGTGATACCGGACCAGGAGCGCGCCGACCGGATGCAGAAACTGGTAATTGGCCGGATCGGCCGGATACGGCGCCACCTCGACATCCGGCAGCGCCGCGCCCAGCCGGGCGACGATCGCCGCTTCCAGCGCCTCGATGGTATTGGGCGCCACGCTCATCGGTACCGGTTCAGCAGGTCGGGCGTGAACAGCCGCTCACCCCGGATCCGGGTCCGCATCCGGGCGCCGGCCTCGGGCTGAGCCTGGGCGGGATCGTCCGCCACGCCCAGGCTGATACGGCCGGCGCGGATGTCGTCCAGCGTCTGCAGCGCGTCCTTTCGGCCGCGTACCACGGCGGGCGGCAGATCGTCCTTGCCTTCGGGCCGCCGGTCGTAGATCTCGTAACGCACCAGCTGCACCACGACGTCCCGTACGATGGTCGGCACCTCCGCCAGCGGCAGCAGATTGCGCTGCCGCAGGTACCCGTCGACCAGTTCTTCCTGGCCAGCCACGATCTCCTCGACCAGATCCAGGTTCGGCGCCGTCGCCGGCGGCGTATCGTTGGTCAGCTGCGCCAACGTACGGGGCGGGATCTTCTTCTGCAGATCGTCGAGGGTGCAGTAGCGCATGGCAGGACGTCAGACCGCCCCGAACTCGACCAGGGCTTCCGGGAAGAGACACAGCGCCAGCGGGTTGGCCTGTACTTCCAGGTCCCAGCCCTTGTTGAACTTCCGCGGTTCGCCTTTGGAATAATAGGGTTGCCCCTGGGTATTCACCGTCTCGTTGTAATTGGCCGGCGCGTTGTGCATCTGGAATACACCGGCGCCAAGCGGGAACAGGCGGGCTTTGCCGGCCGGGATGAAACGCTGGCCGGACACCGTGACGTCCAGTTCGAAGAAGCGGACGCCGCCGAACGTGAAGTCGTTGCGCATGTCGCCTCCCAGCCGGTCCTGCGCCGCCTGCCAGTTGGCGTAGGCGGCCTGTACCTTGGGGTGGTCGGTCAGGAGGTCCATGAACTCCTTCGAGGCCGCGCAGGCAAACCCCGTCACGGTTGCCCCCGTCAGCTTCTGTTCCGCATGGCGCTTGCCTTCCACGATCTTCGCGCGGACGTCCAGGTTGTTGGTGCCGAAAGCGATGTCCACCGTTTTCTTGGTGACCCCGAACTCGTTGTAGAGGTCGTAGACCACCGTGCCGTCCGCGTCGAGGATCTGCCCGCCCAGCGCGCCGACCCGCTGCCATTCGCGGGTGATCTCGATGGAATCCCGCATGATCTGCAGCTTGTCGTTGATGACCCGCGCCTGCGGCTCCAGTGAAGATCCGGTCATGTCTTCACCGAACGGAGCGATGTTCTGGATGTCCTCCGGCAGGATCACGCCTGCCTCAGCCAGGTGGAAGGTCTCGAATACCCGGCGTGTCCGCCGCTTGCGCCGCACCACCTCGGGCGCGTCGTTGCGGGACCGGTTGGGCACCAGGTGCAGCCGTCCCTGGTCTTCTTCGATCGCTACGGTCGTGGTGCGCACGCCTGCTTCGGCGAAGATGCCGAGGTCACGGATCTTGTAGGTCGCATACGGCAGTTTGTTGACCGCGGCGGTCAGGGTAGTGACTGTGAACAGATCGGCTAGATTCATGGCGTGCCTCAGACGGAGTCGATGACCTTGAGTCCCAGCGCCAGCAGCGCGGCGCGGGCAGTGGCTTTCTGGGGATCGGTGATACCGCTTTTCCAGACCAGGCCATTGGCGTCGAGCACGGCGCCGCGCGCGATGACGGGCGCCGCGACATCCGCGCCGGCGGCGGCAGCATTGGCCAGCAGGACCGCCACGGCATTCTGGGAGCCGTCGGCAGCCGCGGGATCATGCAGTTTGTATTTGCCGCTGGCGCTGATCCTGCCGAGTACGCTACCGAGAGCGAGATCGGCGCCAGCGGCGATCGTCACGCGGTCGCGGGACCATTGCTCGCCGACCTCGTACAGCAGGACGTCGGAAATGACCTTCGGGTCGGTATGGCTTGGCATTGCGGCCTCCTCTTAAGCGTTTCCGGCGCGGCGTTCCGCGTCGGCGACAAGGGGGTTCTTGAGCGGAGCCCGGTCGGCCCGGTCCGCGGTGGCGAATTGGCCGAACCGCACCACCGCACCGCCTTCGGCGAACATGGCCTTCACGGCGTCGACCAGGGGACGGGTCGAACCGTCCTCGCCGGCGAACTGGGGCAGACCACCCTCATCGGCGCCTTTACCGGCCAGCATGAGCAACTCGACCAGGAGGTTCTTGTGCTTGGGCGCCAGCCGAACCCGGCCGTTGCCGTCGGGGCGGGTGAGCTCCTCGGCGAACTGGACCGCGTCGTCCCGGCGCCGGGCTTCCGCTGCCGCGGACTCGCGCTGACGCGCTGCGGCCAGCTCGGCTTTGAGCCGTTCGTTTTCCGCCGTCAAGGCGGCGGCTTGAGCTTGATCCACGGTGTTGTCCTCCGGAGTGGATTGGGAAAAAACGGGTTGGGATGCGGTTGCCGGATCGCCCGCTTCATCGCGGATTTCCTCGCGAGCGGCATCTTCCAGATACTGCAGGTCGGCACTGGGCACGACCTGGTCGGCATCCTCGGTTCCGAACCTGACCAGCAGCCATTCCCGGAATCGCCGCCAGAGGCCGGCGTTCACGCTGTCGTCGCGTTCTCCGCTGAAGCGGATGATGCCGTCCTCGTCCGCGGCGAATGCCGGGTTGAGCGTGGGCCGGCGCAGGCCGCGCACCGCCGGCGGCACCGCGCCGAGAAAGGAGACCTCGCGGACGTACCACTTGCCGGGAACGGGGTTGCGGGGATGATCGGGGGCGTACCAGCCGACCGAGACGTTCGGGAACGCCTGTTTGTTCACCAGCTCGGCGAAGGCCGGCTCGACCTCCTCCGGCTCGGCCTCGAGGCCGTCCGGGCCGTAGCTCAACGCCTTGACGTGGCCATAGGCCGGATCGAGCCTGGTCGGGTGGCCGATCACCAGCGGTGCCCGATGCAAAGCCGGGTCGTAGCAAGCGGCCGCGTCGCGCAGATCCCGCTCGGAGAACTCGATCGGCTGGGACCCGCCCATCGGCAGGTGGCGGCCCGGCTTGAAACAGTGGATGCGGTTCGTCATGCCGCCAGATTAGGCGGCCGGAAGCGGGGTTTCTTTTAGCGTGGATTAAAAACGTGCGGGACCGGCGGAACCTGATGAAGCCTGGTAGCTCCGATTAGCGCAGCGTAATCGGAGGAAATCCCGGTCGATGATCGCAGCAGGGGTACCGGTTGAGCAAGAACATGCCGCTGTGGCGCGTTAAACCCCCGTTAGAAATCGCGCAGGCAGAAAAGACGATCCAAGGTAGCGCATGGGGGCTTTACGCGCCGTCACGGGCCGGAGATTCGCAGCGGCGCGTCTGCCCGGGGGAACGCGCCTCAGACGCCCGCAGCCCGCTTAAGGTATGCCATCGTATCATCGAGCACCGCTTCTCTGGCCTGGGGCGTCAGCTCGCCTTTGGCCGTCATCGGCAGATAGGGACGTGCTGGAATCGTCGTTCGTTGGCTACGTCCCGCGGACCCGCCGAACTGATGAATAGCGGCATAGACTTTTGAGGAGCCGATCCGTGCGAAGTCCGCGCCGGATTCGGTCGAGATCGATGCCGCGAGCTGGCCAGACACCTGGAGCATCTGTCCCGGCCAGTGGCCCAGGCGGGTCCGCGCCTGCTTCGTGGAATCCGAAAGCGCAGGCCATCCCGGCCCTTCGTTCTCGAACCGGTGTTCGGTTTCGTCCTTCAGGGTCATCGCCAGGGTTTTCATCAGCGGCCCGAGGTTTAGTCCGGCCCGCTGGATGCGGTCCAGCATTTGACGGACTTCGGTGTCGTCGAGGGTGACTTCGATCGGGTTACTCATCGCGGTATACTCTCCTGCAACCGATTGCGGCCGTACAAGCTCCCGCCTGACGCATCCAAAGGAGCCGCACGGTCCTTGTCATGAGGCGGCGTGGCAAGGCTATCTTCGAAATAACAAGAAGCCATCGCGCTGCCGCTCAATATAACGACGACGTGCCCCAGGCCCTCGACTGGCTTGAGAAATCATCGCTGTCGATCCAGACCATCCTTCGCTTCCATACTCAAAAACGGACAATCCATATTGGGGCGATTCGCTTCCATGTCCGTCGATCTCGAAGGTCTTGAGATAGCGGCGCTTAAGCAGCCATGTCCCAGGCCGCTCTCTCGACTCTTCCCAGCGCATCCAAATTTCATCGGGTGATCTGATCGCATGCGCAAGAAGGCGCATGTAGGGCCCTCGACCGTCTTTGGTTGCTTTCCACTCGCCGGCGCCGGATTTGAACAAAGCCTCGTCGATCAGCATCGGATCTCCAGTGACGTCCTGAAACACCACCGGCTTGCCGAGGTCGGCACCGAACTCCGCTAAGAACGCCTTCGCGTAATCCTCCTCGCCCAAACCATCCGGCACGATCATCGACGCGGCGAATTTTTCCGGCTTCGGCAGATCGGGCAGGACCTGCCCCGGCGAAAACGTCTTCGGCAGGGTATCCAGCGGCGGCGGGGTGAAAGGCTTGCTCCAGCCTTGGCCGGGATTGAAGTTGAACCCGGCATCCGGCGCGAAGAAATGCTTTTTCCCGTCGGCGTCGACCACGTCGATCCCGGTGCGCCGAGCGTGTGTTATCTCCCCGGTACGTTTGTCCACGCCGGCATCGGTTTCGAGGGTTCGGAGCTTCCCTGCGGAAGACTGCCAGGCGATCCCGTCACGCGCGAGGCTTCGTTCGGATCTCGGCCGGACCCGGCAACGGCAGTTGTGCACAATCACACCGCCGGCCATAATCAGGCCCGTCTCCGTTTCGAAATCATAGACATGGCCCGCCCAATCGAATTGCCGAATCTGGACGATCTCATCCAGCGCTATCAGGCCGGCGTTAGCCTCAAGCAACTGGCGGACCAGGCCGGATGCAGCCGTGACGCCCTGGGCCGGCTGTTCCGTACCCGCGACATCCCCCTGCGGGGGCGCTCGGAAGCCGAGCGCGTCAAATGGCGATCCATCAAACAGGACCCCGCCGCCATTGCTCGCCAATGCGCCGCCGCCTGGGAGCGCGCCCGCAACCGCGACTCCCATCTCGAACGCCGGGTGTTGTCCCTGTACCGCAACGGGCTGATCTCCAAACGCGCCATCGGCCGCCAGCTCGGCACCAGCCTCGGCAACGTCAGCCGGATTCTGCGGAGCAACGGCATCCGCCAGGATCATACGGGCCGGCGGCGGGCCGTCGGGGCGGTCGGCGTCCATGATCGCGCAAGCGTCAGCCCGGCGGAGTTGCTGCTGGCCGACGAATTGACCCGGCGCGGCCTGGACTTCGTCCATCAGATGGACATCGGGACCCGCAATGTGGATTTCGGGTTTGCGCAAGCCCGCGTCGCCGTGGAAATCGTGCGGCGCCATTGGAACGATGCGAAATCCCTGCGCCGCCAGCGTCTGGAAGAGATCTTCGGCGCGGGCTGGCGGCTGTTCGTCGTTTACGACCCCAGCCAGACGGGGATTGACACCGCTTGCGTCGCCGATCAGCTGATCGCCTTTCTGGAGTTGGCAGGCCGCGATCCAGCCCCGGACGGTCAATACGGGGTGGTTGGCGGTCAGGGTGAGCCGGTGCCCGAGCCGCGTTTGCAGCTCCACCACTTTGCCCGCATACCAGGTTTTTAGCCCCAGCCGGGCGGCGGCCCGGACCGGCGTTTCCGCCGGGAAGCAGTTGAAGCCATTGGGCGGCCAGATCGTGTTCCAGATGGGATCGTCATGGCGGAACACTCGGCCGTTCATGGCCCGGTGGCTGGGCCGGGTGCGGCCGTCCAGCACCGCGACGTATTGCCAATAGGGGTGGCTGTCCGTGGCTTCGGCCATTTCTTGGTAATTCGCCGCCATGAAGGCGGATTGCAGGTTCGTCCGGTAGATCGTAGCCAGCCGCCATGGGCTGCCCAGCCGGGCGACCTCGGCATTCCCGGCGCCGTCAACGATGATCTGTTTGCCCCACCAGCCCTTGGCTTGCAGCGTGGGCTTCAAGTTTTTTTGGAAGTCCTTGAGCGTTTGGCCGTGGCGGAGCGCGACGTCGAGGGCATTCCGAATGTCCTGCACCACGTCCAGCCGCGCCGCCTTCGCAATGGTAAAGGCCCGTGCGTGGGCATCGTCCAGCATCTCCTGCCAGTTCCAGGTAAGCTTGTAGCCCTTGTGCTGGAGGTAGGCGATCGCGGCCTTGGGCTCGAGATTGAAAATCGCCTTGAGGTCGGCGGCGGGCAGGGTCATCGCACGATTGCCCGCGTCGCATAGCGATAGGTGATTCGTATCTGCCCCCGCGCACCTGGACCGCCACTGGCCGCGTGGGTGCCGCCAACGTTTGCGCCGGACTGGCCGCCGCCGCCGCCAGGAGCGCCCCCGGCGGCTCCGCTGGCCGGGGATCCAAAGGTCGTCCCGTTACCCCCGCCGCCACCGCCACCACCATCGGCAATGCTATCGCCAGCAGAACCAGCCGTCCCACCGCTCCCCGCGCTTGGGGAGTTACCACCGTTGCCGCCTGTTGATCCCGAGGTAGGCGTGTTACCGTCGCCGCCGGCGCCGAACGGAGACGCCGAGGCGCCGCCGCCTGAACCACCCCTGCCAAAGCCGGAACTGTAGCCGCCATTGCCGCCGGAATATTTGACATCGCCGACGCAGCCAGAGGCTTGTCCGCCTTGACCCCCGACGGTGCCGGTGGATTTGGCGCCGCTCTTGGCCAGACAGCCGTCCGACGTGGCGGCGGGGGCCGAGTTTGACGTCTTGGAAAACCAGCAATCTGCTGGACTACCCCCGGAAATTGCCGTCGTTCCAGGGATTTGGAGATAGCAGGTCTGATTCGGTATGACGGCCAGATTGATCGTTTTCGAATACGCGCCGCCGCCGCCGGACCCAATGTTGTTGCCGTTGTTCCCCGGTGCGCCGCCGCCCCAGCATTCGACCGAGTCCAGCATCGCGACGCCATGCGGAACGGTCCAGGTCGTGCCACTCGTCAGGATAACCGTAGGCATGCGTCAGCCTGCCACGAGCGTGACCTGAAGCGCGATCACCGAGCCGGCAATCGCCGTGGTCTCCAGCCATACCCAGTTCCCGGCCGGGACGGTGTCATTGTCAAAGCTGGTGCTGTATAAGGTCATCCCCGTGGTGGTGTTCGTGCATGTCACTCCGCCGACAACCATTTCAGTGCCGGAAGCCAGACTGGTTCCATATTTGATCGTGAACGTGACCGACGGCGTGCCGCTTCCCACGAGCACCGCCTTCAAATAGCCAACTGGAAAATACGTTGGCGTGTAAAACAACGGCACGACATCGACACCGGTCGGGTACAAGAGCGTTACCACACGGGGCGCGAGCGTTCCCACCTCGACCACCTTGTTGTCGCTGGCTGACCTTTTCAGAAAGAGCTTGCCCTCAAAGGTATTGATCGCCAGCTCTCCGTCCTCCAGCTGCTCGGGGGCGGGAATATTGCCCCAGGTGGCATTGCGCTTGTGCTGAATTTTGTTGGACATCAGAACGTACCGCCATCAATCGTAGAGGCGTTGTTCAGATAGTCGCTGCCCGCCGTTGCCGCGACCAGCGCGGTGCCGGATTTCTTGAAGATCGCGCCATCGGCGGCGGCGGACAGGTTGGCACCGGTGCCGCCGTATTGCAGACCAATGGCGGTGCCCTGCCAAACACCCGCCGTCACCGTACCGACAGCGGTGATGTTGGCTTGGACCAAGTCGATCTCGATGGTCTTGTTGCCGGCATTGAGGGTGACGGTGATTTTGCTGGAAGCCGCCACCAGGTTGCGGAATTGCAGATCCACGCCGGACTTGCCGTCGAACACGCCGACACCTGCAGCCCCCTGGTTCGAGGCGGTGTTCGCCTCGCCCGAAGCGCCCCCCGACATCTGGGCAAACGTCAGGGAGGTCGTGCCCAAGGCGATAGCGTCGTTGGTCGTCAGCACCCAGGTTTGGTCGCCGTTGACCGTACCTTCCGAGACGAACATGCAGGCGCCGGCAGTCACCTCCGCATTCGAATCGAAGTCGGTCGCGCGGCCCCAGGCTCCAGCGGCGACCACGTAGACGCCGTTCTGCGAGGCCGTGGTCTGATTCTTCACCAGCACCCGGTCACCGGCTACCAATGCCACACCATCGACTGTCTGGGTACCGGATAGGGTGATGTTGGCGGTGGTCGCGGCGCGGACCGATTGTTTCCAGTCCAGCCCCGACGCGACCGAGTCCACGTACGCCTTGGTGGCCGCATCCTGGGCGCCGGTGGGATCGGCCAGGTTGGTGATCCGTTGGCTGTTCATGGATACCGCCGCGGTCGGCGCCGCCATCTGATCCAGACGGGAGGTTCGCACCTGGGTATCGAAACCGGTGATGTCGGTGGCCTGATATGCCAGCAGGGTCTTGACCTGAGCCACGGTAAGATCGGCCGGATCCGCCGCGCTGCCCGTATTGTTGCCCTTCAGCGTGCCGGCCGCCATGTTGGCAAGCTTGGCGTTGGTGACCGTATCGTTCGGAATGGTCACGGCGATCGAGGTCGCACCGGATCCCGTCGCATCGCCCGTCAGGGTGACGACCTGGTTGCCCGTCAGGTAGCCTTGCGCTTTGACGAAAGCGGTGGTGGCGACCCTGGTACTGTTGTCGGCCGCCGCCGGCGTCGTCGCCGTGGTTTGAGCGCCGAGGTCATTCGCGCCGGTAAAGGTCTTGGCGCCGTCGATGGTCTGCGCAGTCGACTTGGTGACGAAGGCGCCTGGACCTCCGATCGCCGGAATCGAGGTTGCGTTGCCTCCCGAGTCGCCTTTGCCGTAATAAAGGACATCGTCGACTTCGTTGTAGGCGAGCTCGGCGTTGAGGAGAGCGGCCGGCGCGCCGGCGTTGCCGCTTGCCCTGCGTTTGATGCGTACTGCGTTTGCCATGGTTCGTTTCTCTCGAGTTCAGGTCAAAAATTCCCGCCGTCGATGACGGTATCCGGATCGATCCCGCCAGCCGGTCCCTCCGGACCAGGCGGACCTTGGGGACCGACGGGGCCTCGCGGCCCCGGCGCGTTCTCGACATCCACGGTTGGAGCGACGTCGACACAATCGACCTCAACGGTTGCTTCACACACCATCGGCGCCGCCCCGTGGAACGATCAGAATGCGGTCGTCGAGGGGATCCTTCAGTGGTGGACGAAGGGTCTTGACCTCGCCCGAAGGTGTTTTCGCCAGCAGCCCATACACACAGCGCTTGTTCGCCGGCAATGCGGCCGTCTGCTCGGGCGTGGCTTCCAGGTAGGCGATCCCGTCCTCCGGCTGGTCAGACGGATGTTCGCCAACCACCGATCTCAGCAACAGCAGTGGAGGTTCGGTACCGATAGCGGTCCGCAAGGCCAGCCAGTGGATGTAACCGGCGATGTTGGACCCCTTGGGATACCGGATCCGGACCCGGTAGGTATCGCCCTGGCGGATGTCGGGCAGGTACTTACCCATTTTGCAGGCTCTCCTCGGCCGCCAGCCGCCCGGCGACGCTCGCGGCGAAGATCAGCCGGGTCAGGGTTTGCACCAGCTGGTCGGGATTCATGTCCTGATAGGCTTCCGCCAGTGCGCCGAGCAGTTCGGCTTCGCCACCCGCACTTTCGATCCGCTCGATGAGCGGCGCGAGCAGCCGTTCAGCCTGAGCCTGCAGGGCGCCACCTTCGGCCAGCGCGTCTACTGCCGCATCGAGCGCGGCCTGATCGGGGAACAGTTCAAGGTCGATTCCTGCGAAGGCCGGAGCGCCGCTGCCTTCCTCGGGCGCCAGTTCGCCCTCCTGGAAACCATAGGCCCGCATCCAGTAGACATTGGTCGGGCGCACCCCGGCATCGTGCAATGCCTTATCCCGTACGGCCCGTGTTTCGTCGATCTCTTCCTGTTCCCACAGCTGATAGACGGGCGGAGCCGGTTCGTGGAAATTGAGTTCGCAGACCATCCGGATCAAGTCGCTCAGGGTACTGGCGACGATCTCCGCGTCGCTCTCCCGGATGTCGCGCGTGACCATGATTCCGGCCTCCGCCGACGCTTTGTTGGCGCTGACTTCGGTGGTCTGGTTCTGGCCGAGCAGGGCGATGGCGACCTCGGAGCGGCAGAACAGCAGCAGCTTTTCGTAGGCGTCGGCCCCTTGGCTTTGATCATGGGTCAGGAACTCGATGCTGGAATCGGCCGGTACCGCGGCTACGCCATCGCGGACCATTTGTTCCAAGCTGTCGAGCAGCTGATCGATCTCGCCCGTTTCGGTCCCACGGGGATACTTGCCGACCGGCCAGGGCATGCCGTACTTCTCGGCGAACTGCATCCAGAATCCCAGCCCACCGCGCTTGAAGGTGGTCGGCCAGAACACCAGCGCCAGATCCGGCGCGCCGTACGGGTTGAAATAGGTCGGCTCCTGGCGGGCGCACAGGAATGAATTGGGCGGCAGCGGCTCGCCCATCGGGCAGGCCTGACTGCGGAACATTAGCTCGTTATTCCGGGAGTAGACGAACCATTCGGGCGGCCGGCCGATCACATCCGCCGGCACCACGAAATTCCCCACGCGCTCCCAGACGATTTCCAGCGGCTGGTAGCCGTACAGCACGGCGTCGAGGATCTCGCCGATGATTCGGGCCAGCGGCAGATCGGCCAGGATTGCCTCGATGTTCTTGGCGGTGCGCGCGCCAGCTGACCGGCGTTCGACACCCCGTTCCATGGCCCGTACCGCCGCTTTTCGGCGGCGAACGCAGCCGGCGACGTGCGCGTCCGAGAGCAGATCACGATAGACCTCGATGGATTTCCCCATCTTCTTGAGGATCGGGTCGGGGTTGGGCAGCCAAGTCAGGCCGCTGAACTGGCCAAGCGCCGTTTGGCGGGTGACCAGTTGTTGGCCGAGCGCGGGACCTTGGGCGAAGGCGACGAACTCGCCGGAGGGCAGATATAGCCCTGTCGGTGCACGACGAGTCATGCGTACCCCCTCATGCTTGTGCCACGGCGCAGGTCACCGTAGCCTGACAGGACCGTACCGGTGCGAGGGCGGGAGGCGACAATCGGCATCGTTCCCGGATTGCTCGCGGCATGGATTGCCAGGAAACAGGCCCAGGCGCGATCGGCGTGGCCGGCGCTGTCCGAGTCGGCGACGAATCGCGGGGCGCCGGTGGCAGAGGTCTCCTTCTTCAGCTTGTGCAGATCGTTGCGGAGCTCCTGGTTCCCTTCGGGGATCCGGATCCGGCGGTCCTCGAATGCCTCCTTCCCCGTGGTCGCTAGCGCCAGCTTGTTGGGGCCGGTGAACAGAACGCCCTCAACGCGGCTGGAGCCGAAGCGGCGCTGTGCATCTTCGACAGGTTTCTCGCCCATCCCGGTCTGGTCCATGCAGCAGCGTATGACCCGGTAGCGATTGAACGCATCCGCCAGCAACGCATCCTGCTCGGCAAATGAAATACGTCGCCTGGCCAGAATCTCACGCGTCCAGTACACATCGCCTACGGCCTCCAACACCCAGATCACGAACAGGTCGTTGCGCGCCGCGATGTCGACGCCGAGAAAACAAGGACCACCGGCATAGTGTTCGGGGATGCCGGCGTGGTCGTGCTCGACCGAGTTGATCAGTTCGAACGACAGCCAGGCGGACGCTTCGTCCAGCCATTGCAGCTCGTATTCCTGCGCCCAGGCGTCGTCGTCGCCGACGCCGGCCTTCAGCTCCTCGATGTCACGTGGCAAGCCGTCCGCCACGGCCTGATAGATGTCGGTGACGTGCCTGGACCAGACAGGATGGTCGCCGGTAATCAGGTCGTAGAACTTGTTGCCCTTGCCGTTCGGCGTGGAGATCACCCGCAGCTTGAGATCGGAGCGCGACACCACCGGAAACAGGGCCTGCCAAATCTTGCGGCTGTCGGCATGAAAGGCGAATTCGTCCAGCAGCACGGAGGCCGTGAAGCCCCGCGCGGTGTCCGGATTGGCCGGCAGGGCGGAGATGCGCGAGCCGCCGGGCAGCACCACTTCCAGCGCCTTGACGCTGGCCTCAAAGTCGTATTCCAGCGCCTTGAAGCCGGTCTGGAAGGCGTGGAGATGGCGCTTGACGCCTTCCTCCATCGCCTCCCGCGCTTGCCGCTCGCCGCGCGAGAGAATCACCCAGCGGCGGCGGCCGCCCTGCGCTTCGGCCTGCAGGCAGTCCATCACCAGCTCCAGGGTGGTGGTGAAGGTTTTGCCGCACTGGCGCGCGAACATGCCGACCTTGAAGCGGCTGGCATCGGCGATCCAGCGCTGTTGGTAGGGGTAGAGGGTAAGCGCGGTCATGCCAGTCCGTAGACCTCCTGCCGGACGATCCGAAGGGTCTCGGCATCAAGCTTGCCCTTGCCGGCTCTGGCACCGGCTTCGAGCCGATCCAGCTTGGCGCCGGCTTCTTCCTGGAGCTGTTTGCGCAGCTGGTCCTGCCACTTTTTCTGGTCCAGGGTCATCCGGCCCAGATCCGCCAATGAACGGGTGGCCAGCGAAATAGTCTTGGCCGCCTTGGTGGGATCGCTTTCCGCCTGACGCAGGGCGATCATGAGCTTGAGCAGGATTTCCTGCCCGACCATGGCGGCGGCTTCCAGCATCGCCGCTTCGCTATCGTCACGCTGGGCGACCAACGCCTTCGAGAGCTTCTCGACCGTGAACGCCGCCTCCATGGAGGACTTGAACTCCAGCTCGAACTCCTGGCCGTAGCTGTGCAGGGCGCTCTTGCTGATGTGGTAGCCCTGATCCTTCAGCCAGGCCGATAGGTCCCGGTAGCCGCCGAAGCCGGAGCCGACCAGGCGGGTATTGAGCTCCTCCTGGACCTCCGGCGGCAGCTGATAGACCGACGAACGGGGCGGCATTATTCGCCCGGCTCCGGCCGCGCCACGCCCGGCATCACCGTCAGCCCCTTGGCGACGTCCAGACCTCGGTGGGTCAAAGTCGCCACCCAGACGCCGCCGGGCTGCTGGCCGACGATCAGATCCTGTTCGGCCAGCCAGGCGAGGTCCGTCTTCAGGCGGTCGCGCGAGACGGCCAGTCCTTCCAGCGCCAGCGCCTTGGCCAGCACGGTCTGGTCGAGGGTGTAGGCGGGCGCCCGGATCAATCGGCGCAGGATGACCAGGCGGCGCTGTTCAGTTTCGAAGTTCTCCAGGTTCACGATTTACTCCCTCGGTCGTGTTCGAGCAGGTAGCGATGCAAGCGGTCGACCGTTTTGGCCGTACCTTCCAGGGTGCCTTTCATCTCCCGCACGTCACCGCTGACGGCGTTGATCCGGTCGTAGATCCGCCCCAGATCGTCGTGATTCGGCATCTTGCCGATTTGGCTCTCCAGCCGCGTTATGCGCTCGTGCTTGACCAGACAGCGCTGTTCATAGGTGCTGATGCGGTCGTGGAAGTCGGCCTCGACTTCGTCGATCCGCTTCAGGGTCGCCTTGTGCGACCGGCCCAGCCAGAGCCACCCGCTGACGCCGAGGTTCCAGACGAACAGGAACATCTCGAAGACCAGCCGCCACTTGTTGTAATCGGTCGGCTCACCCATGCAGTTGCAGCTTGGCCTCACGCTCGTGTTCAATCTGGCAGTCGATACACCGAATGGCGTGTTCGTTCGCCGCCAACCGTTCGGGCGGGATCGGCGTGATGACTTCGTACTCGTTCAGACAGTCGTAACACACCACCATCGGCAGGCCGTCTTCACCCGGAATGACGACTTGGGGCGTGTCCGGCCGCATCGAATCCAATACGGCGCGAATACCGGCCACGCGTTCGATCTCGATTCGCTCGTCGGACAGGTCAGCGAGATCCGGCATCGGTGCGTTCCGTGAATTCGCATTGCAGGCCGGCGCCGAACTCGATTGGACGCTCGCCGTGGAGGACGCTCAGGGTGTCCGCAAATTTTGCGTAACCTGTCGGCTCGCAGGCCAGACAGTCGCAACCGGCAAGCACACCGATGCAGAAGGCCAGCATCAGCAACGCCCCGCCACCCACACATTTTTCCTGTGGCGTCAGCATCAGTGCCCTTCGGCCCCGCCTTTGCAGGCTTGGATGGCCTCCCGCGCCCGCCCATAGCCGACCACCAGCGCTTTGCCGCCGGCATCGGCTTTGGGAGGCCGACCCGGGGCGATATCGACGAACACGGTCGAGGCCAACGGCGGCAGATCGGGCAGAGCACAAGACTCCGGCGCGAATGCCGGTGTCAGGATCGGCTTCGGAACCAGCTCTTTCGGCCCCACCTGCACGCACCCCGCCAGCGTTAGCGGTAGCGCCAGAATCGCCGCGCCCGGGAATCCGCTAACGCAACGCACGGTCCACCCCCGCTTCCACATCCTCATGCTTGAGCCAGCGCTCGCACGCCATCGCGCCGTTCTCGTGGGTACTGATGGCCCAGACCAGCAGGGTGAGCGTTTTCCGGTCGGACAGGATGATCCGGTCATCCGCCCCTACGTCGAGCGCGGCGGCAACCCGCCGGATGTAGGTGGCGGTGTCGTTCTCGTTCGGCGGCGCCCAGCGGGTGATGATCTGGCGGACGGTGTGGAGCTGGCGCTTCCTCTGGTAGTTGAGCAGCGTCACCCCTAGCGCCCGCACCCCGTCTTCCATTTGCTCGAACCGGGCAAACCGTCCGTCGTGGCCGACCTGGCCTTCCCAGGCGTTGCGGGGGCTGTAGACGAGATTGCCGGGGTTGTTGTTGCGCAGGCCCCTTGGCTTCTGGAAGCTCATTTCTGCTGCCTCCGCACGAACGCCGCGAATTCCTCATCGCTCATATCCTCCCCTCGCCCTTGGGGAAGAGGAGCCGGGGTGGCGGCCTTTTCGATCTTGTGGCCGACGCCCGCGATGCCGATGCCTTGCACGATGAACTGCATGGCAATGTCCGCGCCGTGCAGGCCGAGCAGCCATCCCAGCAGCCCATAGGCGACCGAGACGATCGCGGCGGTCTTGGTCTTCCAGCCGGTCACGGCGCAGTCTCCGCAGACTGCTTCTCGGGCAGCAGCCCGACCGCCATTTCGATGGCGCGGTTCATCATCCGGTCCGGAATCCGGTCCGCCCAGGCGATTTCGCGCTCTTTCAGCTCCTTGAGGATCAGCGCGATGGCCGCGGACTTCTTGGCTTCGCCGGACTTCGGCGCCCAGCTCAGCGAATCCTCGACGGCCCGAACCATCCGCTCCGCGACCGGCAGCAGGATCTCCCACTGCTGGCGCATGCCATCGGCCAGCATCGGCGCGATATAACGCCAAAGGATCGGCCACGCTTTGGCGGCGGCGGTCATCAGCCACGCCCAGAATTTGCCCATGAAGCAGCCCTCCGAACCCAAGAACCTATGTGGGCACAGAGTACGGCGCGGATGGCACCGCGTCGCTTAAAGCGGATTAAAAACAAAGCCCGCACAAGGCGGGCTTTGGGGCGACAGGGTATGGATTGATTGAGTGGCTTCAATCACCAACACTCAACATCCTGAGCAAAGACACTAAAGCTATCAAACGTCTCATACTAATCTCGCTTTGCTATCTACAAATCGATTCACATGGAATTCCGTCGCGATCCCGATCAAGCCGGCTCACACCGCAGTCGTTGAGATAGTGGCGTGCTTCGGCGCAGCTGGTCATCTGCTTGCACGTCGACTTACCGCCACAGTCGCTTGCGGAACCGTCGGCCTCATCCGTAGAACGCGCAGCCTTCTTTGGGGTGCCGTGCCGGAAATCCCATGGGGGCGTCGGATTGGCATCACTCCACAGACCGATTCTACTGGCGCGAGACTGTTCTTCCGCAGCCCTCAAAGCGGGGTCGTGGCCGTATTCGACGTAGAACCAGGCTAGGCCGCGCTTGAGCTGTTCCAGATTGACGTCAATACCTGCGCAGCTCACGCGTCCCAGTCTCCGGCCATATTTGTCGGCGCCCTGATCGTTAACTTTGGCTTCTTTGCCGAAACACAAGTCGCTCAATGATTGCTTGGATTTTGCGCCGTAATCTTGATGGGACTCCGGAGCGTCGATTTCTGCCAGGCGCACCTTGGCGCCGCGGCCGCCTTTCATGATCGTGAGCGTATCACCATCAGTGACACCGACCACTTTGCCACTCCAATCGTCTGCATGCGCAGCCACCGTCACACCCATCAGCACCGCCCAGATAAATGTTCTCCTCATCGGATTCTCCATTAATCAAAAAGGCGACGTTGTCGCCGGTCAATTTCAGATTGCCGCACCCTCTTGACGATGCGGTAGATCCACTGTACCGACAACCGGTACTCCAGAGCCAGCTCGGCATGGTTGTCGCCCCGGAACTTCTCGAATATCTCCAGGTCCCGCCGGTCCAATTCGCCGGGCAGATTCCGCGGGATATAAACGAGCTGCCCACCCCAATGGGCTGCAACTTCGCGCGACAGCTCCAGTCCGAAGCGCTCGGCCACATCCTTGGGCAACGCCCCCAACTCGCAGGCAAGCGCGGCGGACTTTGCCGCGAGGTCGCTCAGGAGTTCACGAGCCTGCCGCCCTTTTTTCTCAGCCATGGCCCGGCCGCTGGAAGTTGCCGATCTCCTGCACCAGCTCGTTGATCTGGCGCTGCAGCTCCTTGCTTGGGGCGGCGGCATTCAGCCGCTGGAGTGAGGCGAGCTGTTGTTTCAGCTCGCGCAGTTGAGCGTCTCCGGCCAACCCCGCGGAATACCCCCCTGACAAGGGGGGCTGGGGGGTTGGCGCATAGTCCATCCAGCGCTTTTCGTGCAGCCAGCCCTGGGCCATTTTGCGCACCTGTCCAGGCTGGGCGGTTTCCCGCCACTGGCGGTTGTCCTGCTTGGCGGCGTCGATGATCCGCCGCGCTTCATGTTCGGTGAGGTCGCCGAGCTGGTACCAGCGCATGGCCGCGCCGTTGCGGTCCCGCTTGAGGCCGTAGGCGGTCCAGAACTGGTCGAACCAGCCGCGGGACGGCTCGACCAGCCTGGCGTACCAGTCAACGGATTCACGCGGGCCGGTTTGTCGCGGCGCGCCGTAGCCTTTGGCGGTCAGCCTCTCCCACAGTGCTTCGGCGTGAGCAATGCCGGCGTCGACGCGGTCCAGCGCAGGCAGTGCGCGGATGAGGCACGCCTGGATGAAGGAGCGCTTGGTGTGACTCATTTCCGTTCCCGCTCCACCTGTTCCATTAACGTTTTGAGGAGTCCAAAAGTCGCTGCCGCATCATCCGGATTCATCGGCATGGAAACGCTCAAGCGCCCTATCTCTAAGGACGCGCGCTCGATGCGTATCTGCCTCTCCGCCCACCACTGGCCCCAGCCGAATCCCGCAACGAATACGATCACGACTAGCAGGTTCAAACTCACGTCGTTCCCCCATGCCGTCTAGCATCGTAGGTGAGCGCCGCGACGACTTTCCGCAGATCCTCGTCGGTGGCGAACTCCAAGCGCTCGGCGCGGCCCCGGCTCACTCGCTTGAGAATGCCTACGGCGTAATTCCAAGGCCGGCCAGCCTCGGTGAGCTGGGCTTCGATCTTCTGTAGCAGCGGCCGCTGGTCCGTCGTGTGCGGCCGGCCCGGATAGGGCCGGCTGCGTGGCTTTGCCACCGGTGGCTGGGTGATCCGCCGGAGGTGATCGAGCACTTTGGCGCGCCCGGTCGCCGTGAGGTCTTTCGACGACGACGCGCCACCGATCTCGCGCAACATGGCCCGATAGGACGAATCATCCATCCCCGCCTTGGACTTCAACACATGGATGGCGACCAACTGCCGCCGCACGGGATCGGTGCGCGCCATGGCGATCAAGCCCCGCCTTGAACGCGCTCTTTGAGCGCCTTGACGAACGATGCGCGCGCCACTCGCTTGGCTGGAATCTCCACCGTCTCACCGGTCTGCGGATTGCGGCCGGTGCGCGCCGCGCGCTCCTTGACGGTGAGCTTGGCAACGCCGGGGATCGTCACTTCGTCGCCGTTGGCCAGGGCTTCCTGAGCGACATTCGCCAGGGCGATCAGGACGCGCTGAATCACGGTTTTGGTCAGCGATCCATTGGCGTCTTCATGGATGGCGTTGATGAGTTGGGATTGGTTCATGGTTTGTCCTCTTCGAGGTTGTGGAAAATGGGTTTACGCCGCTTCGGCGATCCGGGCGCGGTCGATCTCGTAGCCGAACACGTTGTCGGTTTTGAGTCCGGCGCCAACTTCGGCCAGGGTCTCGGCCGGCAAGGTCTTGAGCGCCTCTTTGTCGATCTCCTCCTTCAGCCTGATACAGCCGTGCAGCCCCAGGTCTTTCAGCGCCTGGAGCGTGTCGGCCACGCGCTTGATGAGTACGCGAGTGGAGAGGCGGAAGCCGACCGAGCCGAACACGAGCTGCCGGGTTTTAACCTTGGCGAACTCTGCCCGGTTGGCCTCGCAGAACTCTTTCATCGCGAGTTCCAGCGCGGTTTTGCGGTCGAGAAGCGGCTGCGCCTGGGTTTTGGCGGCGGCCTTGAGCCTGTCGATCTGATCATTGACGTCTCCATCGATCAGGCTCAGATCGCGCTCGATCTCACCGATCTCGCGCAGCGCCTGGTCGACGTCGTCCCAGCTCGAGAATTGGGTGCCTTCGATTCGGATGCGTGCCATGATTCCTCCTAAATGCCAAGGTTGATGTCGTCGGTGTCACTCTGCCGCGCTTGCGCTTTGCGCTCGGCCCGACCGACCAGGTTGATGTCGAGGACGGCGCCGAGCAGCAGGCCGGTACCGAGCCCAATGAGGTAGATGAACGCCAAGCAGGCGAGGACGATCGCCTTCACGGCGCAGCCCCCTGCAGCCCGCGCCGCACGTCGAGCTGCCGCTGGCGGGCTGCGTCCACACAGGGCGAGCGGCGGGGCTTCTCGGCCATTTCCTCCTCGGCCCGCCTGGCCAGCCGGCGGATGTCGAACCAGGTGCCGACGGTCAGCACCTCGCGCGCCTTGCCGCCAACGGTGACGAGCGCTTTCCAGCCGTAGGCTCCGAGCCGGGGATATCGTTGAATCTTGATCATGCGTGTTCTCCTTGGGTTAAAGCCATCTCCCGCCGGGAGAGGGTTGGGTGAGGGTTGCAACGGTGCAGCGACCCGAAAATGGTTTTCAGGGTGTGATTGAAAGCCCGGTTGACTGCCCGCAGCTCCCTGTCCCAGACTTCCGGCGAATAATCCGGCTGCCGCGGCTTCGCGGGCGGACGGGGGGCGATGCCGGCCGCTCGCCGCTTCGCGGTCCGGGCCGCATTGACACAGGCTTTGCAGGTCGCCTCCAGGCGAACGCCCTGCCGATAGAACCGGTCCTTGGGCAGGGTCTGGCCGCAACGCGTGCAGCGTTTGGTTGAAATCTCAGCCATGCACCTCCCTCCCGGTTTCTGTGGGAGCGGCTCCGCCGCGAAAAGCCGCTCCGCGCAGGAATGCCCGAGCCACTTGGAACGTCCGGTACCAGTCGGCACGATCGGGTCGGAACGGCAAATGGAAGACGCTATGACCCGCGATTTCCGCAGGGGCGATGTCGACCCGAAGCGCTCGGGTTTCGCCGCGATCGAGCGCGGCATCAAACCAGGCCGGTGTGGGCGCCAGGATGATTCGGTCACGAATGTGCATGGCCGTCTCCTTTGTGCGGACAGCTCCGGCAGGCGCGCCGATGGGCGAGCAAGGCCGGGTCGTGGCTCGGCGTGGCGCCGGACCACACCGATCGGCATTCCTCCGGCGCCATCGGCCGCCGAAGATACGGACAGGCGATCTGGTCAAATTGCTCCAGCACACGCGCCAGCACTTTGGCGTCGTCGCCCGGATAACAGCGCCGGGCTACGGTACTGATGGTGGCCCGGTTGAGGCCGAGCAGCTTCGCCACCGCGGCGAAGCTGCCGTGCGCCGCGACGGCCGCCTCCAACAGCTTCAGCGCTCTTTCCCGCCGCTCTTCAGTCATCGAGCTGCTCCTGCGGGTCCTGCTGCCAGACGATCTTGCCGACATTGGGGTCGTAGACGGTCTTCAGGCGGGTGATCATGGGCGGCCTGGGGCCAGTGATCCGCGAGTGCAACAGGCGGTAGGTGGTCGGCACGCCGCCGGCGCCCCGGCCTTTGCCGGCACGCTCCACCGTTAGAAAACCGGCCCGCTGCAGATAGGCGCAGTAGGTTTTAACGGTGGCGAGCGGCACGTCGGCCATCCGCGCCAGCACCCGGCAGTTGAACGCGCCCAAGGCTTCCATGGCACCCCACATCCGTTCGTTGCCTTGCCCCAGGGTCACGGGCTGGCCGGCCTTGTTGACCCGCGGGGCTTCGATGCCGCGGTCGTCGATCAATTCATACAAGCCAGGCGTCTTCTCCAAAATCCCGGCGGCATGCAGGCTTTCGACGTAGGTGCGCACCGTGGCCAGCGGGACCGGGCCGGGCAGATGGCCGCGCAGTTCCGGCACGGTGAAGATCCGGAGCTTCCGGATCATTTCCCAGATCCGCTGGCGCGGACTCTTGCCGCCGGCCAGCTCGATCGTAACGGGCTTGCGCGCCATCAACCCCTCCTCGGCGCTTCGCCGGTGTGAATCGGCCGATTGCCCCAGGTGGCCAGATCGATCCGGTCCCAGCCGTTGGCCAGGGCTTCTTCGTACATCCGCTCCAGGTTGGTGGAAACGCGCCGCACCGACCCCTTGGCCACCTCGACCAGCCTTTCCAGCAGGTCCTCGCCCATCACCTTGCCGGGGCAGTACAGCCCGGCCAACTCGCGGGCATCCGGCAGAGACACCGGCTGCGCCGGGAATCGATCCAGGATTCTGCCGTCAAAGCGTTCCCACTCCTTCAGCTTGAACGGCAGCGCCTCTTCGCCGATCAGCAGGATGGCGGCCTTGCTGCCTTCGTAGATACTGCGGATGGAGTCCACCAGCTTGAACGTCTCCAGGTAGTCGGCCTCGTCTATGATCAGCGGCCGCCCGGACTGCTCCAGTTGGGCCATGACTGCATCGGCCATCTCATCGACCGTGGCGGATTTCGCCAGTTGCATCCCCAGCGCTTTACCCAAACGCTTGAGCAGCACCTTCCTGGAGCGCGTGAAATCATCCAGCTGCAGGTAATAGGCGCGAGACCTGGCCTTGACCCAGGCGGCCGCCATGCTTTTGCCGTAACCGGAAGGTCCGTGCAAAACCACCAAACCGGACTGGTGCATGCTGCGGCCCATGGCCAGGGCCATGGCGCGCTCCGCGATGGCGATATTGGTCAGGGGGGCAATGCCGGCAGGGGTGGATTTGTCGTTTTCGGGTTTGTCTGTCATGCTTTTCTCCGTGTGGTTGATCTCATCGGCCCGTCAGCGCGGCAACGCTTACGGGCCGTTCTTTTAGCGGATCGCGGCTTGCGCCTTGAACCGGGCGGAAAGCGGAAATTCGGCGTAAAACCTCCGAACCTGCGCGTCGTCAGGCAGCTCGCCGCCGCCGGCTTTCACGGCGGCATCCAGCGAGCACCAGAATTCGTATTTCTCCTCATCGCTCATCCGTTCCAACGGGTGCTCCTTACGCTTTGGCAGCTTGATGATCTCGGCCGACCGGCCCGAAGCGGCGAAATGGGCCTTGGCTTCGGCGCTCAGCTTTTCCGCTTCCGGCGAGCGGGGCGGCCGATCCGTGCTTTCCGCCGCCCGCGCCGCGCCTTCCAGGGCTGGCGTGGTGTAGCCGGTGGAGAGCTGGGGAAAGGTGGCCAATTTGCCGGCGGATTCCGCCTTGGACCGCAGGTAGCTGTTGATCTCCGCGTTCAGATCGACGCCTTTCTTGGCCCGGTTGAGCGTCTTCATGCCCTGATTGCGCTGCTGGGCCGCCATGCGCTTGCACTCCATGGCGTGCCGGCTGACTGCTTCCGGCGGCAGCCCCAGCCGCTCCGGGCAGATCGCGACGCAGACGAAGCCGTTGTCGTCGTAGGCGTACACCCGACCCAGATCGGTTTCATCGACCATGACGCGGAAGGCGTCTCCCGTGGTGTGGTGGCGCCACAGCTCGGGGTGGGAATAGAACCCGCCATGGATTTCCAGCCCCTTCTTGCCCAGGCTGCGGGTTTTGCCGTCCACGGGCGGAGACAGCAGGATGTCCAATGCCCGCTCGTTGTGAATGCGCCGGATTTCCCCCCGGTAAGACGCGGCGCGCTGGAACGGTGTCTCACCTTCCAGACCCGCATGCGGCCGGTGGTGATAGCGGTTTTCGGTCCAGTCGTCGCAGAATTTTTGCAGCTCCTCGGGCGATAGCCGCACTTCGAGCACGCCGTCCTTTTCCATCAGGCGGCGGGCGAAGCTCTTCCGCGCCTCGATCGCCTTGCGCTCGGCGACGTCGTGACCGATGTAGCCCGGCAGCAGCTCGACCAGGTCGTGATTGAAAGTGCCCAGCGCCCGCTCGATATGGGGCTTGTATTCGGGGGAGAAGGGCGGGCAAAGCACATGCTCTACCCCGAAGGCATCCCAGATGCCCGTCAAGTAATCGCTGGCGTAGTCCGCGCCGTTGTCGGTTTTGGCCTGTTCGGGCACGCCCCAGTCCAGCATCGCCCGCCGCACCACGGCGGCAATCGCGCGCGCTTTGGAGGTGGGCGCGACCAGCAGCTTGAGACGGCGTGAGTAAACGTCGATCACGCCGATCACGGCATGGCGCTTGCCGTCGGACAGCAGCAGATCGCCCAGGGTGGAATCCAGCTCCCAGCGCTGGTTGAGCCGCACCACGTCGCCGTCCGCCAGACCCACCGCCGGCATCGCCTTGTTTTTCCAGGCGTCCGGGTTGCGCAGATGCAGATAGGCGCTGGCGTTCTTGGCCTTCCAGTTTTTGACGTACCGGTCCACCGCGCTATAGGAGGGCACCTTGATCGTCGCGTCCCCGGCGAAACGGTTTTCCGCCATCTCATGCAGGCGGACCGCAGCGATATCGGGCTGCTGCGCCAGCAGCCCCAGCATGTACTGCTCCAGCCGCGGCTGCTGGTGGATCAGACTGTCGCCGCGGCGCGGGCTTTTATGGTTGTCGAGCAGGGCGCCGATGTTGGATTTCTTGATCAAGCCCAGCTTCCGTTTCAGCGTGCGCAGGCTCAGGCCCTTGCCTTGGGCGTTTTTGCCGCGCCCGGACGATTTCAGGACGGGCGCGTAGACCTCCCCATCGAGATCGAGAGCCCCGGCATTGAAGGCTTTAATAAAGGCGATCAGCGCCTTTTCCTGGCTGCGCTTCTGGTCGCCAAATTTTTCCCGATAGAAGCGCCGCCAGCATTGAATCGTCGCCAGCCAGGCGCGTCCGCGCTCGCCTCGCTCGCCCGTCGCCTGGGCGAACAGCGCCAGCAGCGCTTCATCGTCCTGCTGCCGGGCCTCAGCTTCTCGGGCCGAGGCTTCGGCCATCTGCCGGGCGATGGCTTGGCCGGCGCGGTATTCGGGGGAGCTCTCCAGCGCCGCCAGCTCGGCGGCGAGGCTGGCCTGGCGCTGAGCTTCCTTTTCGCGTGCCTGGATCAGCTTCATGACGGCGGCTGAGGGTTGGTATTCGCGGCGCATGCCGTTTTTGCCTCCCTTGGTGCTCGCCTCCCGGAAGGCCCAACCTTCGCGCTCAACCAGATCGCGGAACCCGCGCTCCGAGCCGGGATATCCCGGCAGCTTGAGCGCAGCCAGCTCGGCGCAGGAATAGTGGGTTTTGATAGCGCTCATGCCCGGCCCATCCCAAATTGGCGAGGGTTCCGGCCCGCTTTAAACTGGCGTTGCCAAACGACCATTACGGAAGAACCCTCAATGAAAAATTTTGACCTGTTCCGCGTTTTTACAGAGCGTGCGCTGGATTGCTCCCTAGAGTCGCTGGAGCCGCAATTCATAACGGGGTGGCAAGGCGTTGAAGCGCTGTGGCCATTGAGTGAACGATTTCGCGAAAGCCTGACGCGCATTCGTTCTCTACCGTACGACGCCTCTTTTGAACCCGAAGCGGATGCCGCTATCGAGCTTCTAATCGACGATCCAGACAGTAGCTGGGAGCACATTTCAGCGGGTGCTTGGCGTGTATTGCTGGAGCGCCAACAACAGGCCATCCTGGTGGCTCTAGCCAATGAAGCCGCTGGCAACTCCTTCATACCGATTCCTCCCGGTCTTTCTGAATCGCAGCGCACAGTGGCCGTAGTGTTGTTTCTGCTTCACGGAATGAAGCTCCCGTGGCCACCAGAAGATCGATCCGACTTTTCAATTCCAACAGGTGGGATTCCTTCATCGCTGCGGCCACACTGAAAGCTCGCGCATGAGTCACCTCAAGAAGCGACATCATGTCTAAACCTCTGCCAGCGCTTTGCCATTGCGCACAGCGCTGGCGCGGTGATGCTGGATGGCGCGAAAGCCTTGCGGCTTACGCTCGCCACTCATCGCCCCACCCCCACAGACCGGAGGGCTTCCCTTTCTCGCTGGCCCGCCAACTTTTTCACCATCACCGCCCGACCTACTTCAAAGGCGGCAATGTCGTCGCCGTAGATCACCTTGCCGCCAGCCGCTTCGGCATACAGCTCGAGTAGCGCCCATTTCCCAGTGACGGCATCGAATGCCATGGCCTGCAGCAGACTGGGGGTGTGGTCGGGCCGGCTCATGGCGGTCTGGGCGTTCAGCACGGACAGCGGCAAACGCTTGCCGGTCAACGCGGTGATCCGCGAGGCCAGATCGGGCCGATCGACCCCTGAGGCGTCGATGGCGCGGCTCATGGCGACCGCGACCCGGTCACCCAGAGCGAAACGCCCCGGCGCGATGGGGATGGGTTGCGGCAGGTGGACGGCGCCGCCGCCGAACAGGTCTTGCTGTGCTGCGTTCATGACTGCTCCTCTTATGTCGTGATGACCCCGGCGTATTGCCGTCAGCCGTTCCGCTAACGTTTGCCTTGTGGCCCGCTAACGCGCTCTGTATCGTTCTCCCTCAAGCGGCGTGCTGTTTCTGAGCGCGGTTCGGATCGGGTTTCAACCCCATCGCCACGGCGATGGAAAAGCTCCGGCCATAACGAGCCTTGATCTGCCCGTTCAGCACCAAAGAAACCTCGCGCGGCCTGAACCCGCGCTCCCTGGCCCAATCCGCCATGGTGATGCCCTGGAGCGCGAGCCAACTACGAAACTGGTCCGGTGTGATAGTGCCGCCCTGCGCTTCGATGAAGGCGCAGAACGGGTTTGCCTGAGCCCCTGCGGCTTGATTTGTATTCGACAT